CTTCTTTTGTTTCCTGTGGTTTAAGAAATCGGCCCATAGATCGTCGCTCACGTCATCAGGCTTAGTAACGTTAGTTTTCGATTTTTTTGGTTTAGAAGAAGTAGGTTCAGTTTCTACGACCTCAGACGCCTCGACTAGAGGTAGTTCATCTTCTACCGGTTCAGAGTTTTTTAACGAATCGTTTTTTTCGTTTGTATATATATATGACTGAGTATTGACTGAGTATTGACTGAGTTGAGTATCATTTTTGTCACTATGAAAATGCAAAAATGTACCTGCTTCAGTATCATTTTTGTCACTGGTATCAAATTTGTTACTAGTATCATTTATGTAACTACTAGTAGTGTCATTTTTGATACTGCTTCTAGTAGCAATTTTGATACTAGTATCGTTTTTGTCACTGGTTACAAAATTGTTACTGCTTTCGTTATAAAAACCTTCTTTTAATATTCTCGATTGTTCGAAACCGTTAGAGATTTTTTGAACGTTAAGCGCGTAAAAATTCCTAGAGCCGCGTCCATTTTTATAAACGCGAATCCAGTCATTAGACGATAAAAATGCAATCGCTTTAAAAACCGTTCTCCTATCGAACTCGGTTTCTAGTGAAATCGTATCGGTTGAGGGGCGGCAGTTAGTACCGTCGTCATCTGCGTAATCGCATAAGCATCTAAGCACTGATTTAGCGCTCGAACTGCCTAATGTGCATTTAGACGCTTTAAATGAAAGCTGGTAGCTCATAACGCCTCCTAATGAAGGTTTTTCCAAGCCTTGAAGTGCGGAAAAGCGAGGCGAAAATACGGAATGCGAACTTTAGGCACGCCTTGTTTCGACCACTTTGTAATAGCTGACGGACTTAATCCGAACGTTGAAGCTATGACGGTTTTCTTCTTGAACTCTTTCATTAGTTCGTCAAAAACCTGTTGTTCAATCCTTTTCATTTCTTTACTTAGGTTAAAAATATACGCTCTTATATTAACCTAAATTTTTACCTAAGTAAAACAAATTTAACTTAACCTAGGTTAAATTATTCTCATAGAGAAGGAGAAAGTTATGTATGGCAACGATTCTTCGAAACAGTGGAATGAGCGCTTGAGAGAAGCGATGTTAGCTAGAGACAAATCGCAAACAGATATTTCTCGCGCCACTGGAATTACACCCGCAGGCATTAAAAAATGGCTGGACGGCGCTGTATTAAAACCAAAATTCGATGACGTTTTCGACGTTTGTACATACCTAGAAATAACGCCTGAATGGTTAATGAAGGGGATCGGCACAATGAACGAAAAAGCTCAGCCGGACTCTAATATGGTTTCTATTCAGCAGGTCGATTACTCCGGCTCATGCGGTTTTGGTGTTATGAACTTTGAGGATTTTCCGGAAATTAGAACGCTTGAGGTTACACCTGCTTGGTTTAATAAAAATTTCTCGTTCTATAACCCTAGGGACATCAAAATCATCACTGCTCTAGGGGATTCTATGGAGCCTGAAATTAGGGACGGAGACGCTGTATTTATTGACATAACAGATAGAGAAACACTTCGCGATGGTATCTATTTACTTGTCGTTGACGGAGAAGCGTATATCAAGCGTGTGCAGAAATTGATCGGTAAGAAAATCGCCTTACTTTCGACAAATAAAGCATACAAAGACATCGAAGTAAATCTCGATTCAGACATCGAAATACGAGTCTTAGGCCGCGTTATAAAAAGTCTAAAAATAGTTGATATTTGACCCTTGGAGGAAATATGAAAACGTTTCTCTATAAGTTACTTCATATTGCTGTAATACTTTGTTGGTTTTTAGTTCTAACGTTTATC